TATGACAAGCCGGAGGAAAGAAAATGACTGATGAATGCCCTGATTGTGGGAATAAGAATTTGACCGAGTTGCCTTTACGGTTTGACATTATAACTAAAGAATTCAAATCATCAAAGAAATGCCCACAATGTAGGAGATGGTTATTTGACGAGTGATACATTACCTCCCGTTAATCAAGAGGATATAGAGTGGGCATATTATCTTTGGAATTCTCTTGCCAATCCCGATGGCAGATGGGTTCTACCAGGCGTGGGGGCTTATGTTAGAAGTGGCGTAAAAGAATTGACCTTGAAAGAAATTCATTTTTCTAAACCGACTGAGAATGCGTTTAGTCAATCTGTCTTTGACCAACATCATTGGATTATGGTATTGGCAGATAACATAGGTTGGAAGGTTGTAGAATCTGTAACATTGGCTACTGATAATGAAGGTGAAATCAATATACCGAATGATTTAGTTGGTCATGTATCTGTGTGTGCCAATAGATGCGGGGCTGTTTTTCGTGTTGAAGAATTGAATACGATGCAGCAATATATCAAGATACAAGAGGACCTGACTTGCCCTTGTTGTGGAGAGAAGCATAGTGTAGACCCCTCACTTGCAGGGGTTCATATCGTTCTCGATGACAAAAGTTACCGTATGAATCAAGATAAAATAATCAAAGAAGAGGAATGAACATGAGTGAAAAGGATTTCAAATCTAAAATACATGGCGTAGTAGAAACTAAGTTTCAGCCAGGTTTTGAACTCCATGTTATGACGAGCGAAGCATTCAATACAAGAGTTTTGAATTTGCGATTAAATAGAATAATACCATCAGTTAGAGGTTATACTGGATATACAAGGCAAGGATTTATGCTCACAAGAAACGAGGCAATTCTATTACATTCTCATCTAACTGATTTGATACATGATGATGATTCATGGGAAGATGAACCGGAAGAGATAGTGGAGGCTAAAGAATGAAAGAAAGTAATCTACATGATTGGGAACAAAAGCACTACAATATTATCGCTGAGATGATAGAAGTATTAGATTTGCCACATCAATTGATTCCTTATTGTTCGGAATTATGGGATAAATCGAGAAGGAGGTCGCCACGTATTCCAACTTCATTGGTCGTGGACTGTGTTTATACAGTAGCCCACATATCCGGCAATAGAAGGTCATTAAAAGATATGATGTCTGCTGCAAAATCTGTGTTGAATAGAAAGACAAAACCTTTCAATCAAGACAAGAGAGTAGAGTCGAAAAGATGGATAGATAATGATTGGGCAAAGAGCGCAATATTAGAGATTGTTCCAGATGAAAACATACTAGCGGATTTACTAGAAAGGTGAGGTCGATGTATCGGCAAGTAGCAGAATCACTGAGAGTCTGCAAAACAATCCCCACCAAAAAAGGTGACATAATAACAAACTTGTTGTTGCCAAACAAACTCGGCCAATATCAAATTGTATATTTGTTATACCCTCCATCCAATAAACAAAGATTATCCGATGAGGACTTTAGAGAAATATATTATCTATTGACTGATTTATATCCAGAAGAGGTAGATTCGCAAGCAGATATATTCGAGTTGTTTTCAAATCTATCGACTACAAGTAAAACTACTGCAAGCATCAATAGAGTATATTCAATCGTTGCTAATGTCTTAGAGATGTGTGGTAATAATGGTTGCCGAGCCATGTATCTAAAAACTGTATTCAACAGAATTTCAAAACAGGACCTGGTAATACTACTAGAAAGATTGAGTAATCGAGGCTCAGTAGTTACAAGATATGATGTGGTCAAAGGCATAGCAAGAGCAAATGGAGTATTGCTGCGTCATGTCCGTAAAGCATCATTTCTTATTGGCTTAGATAGAGTCTGTGAACGTTTGTCAAGAGATGAAGATATTACCAGTTTAGTTAAACCACCTTTAGGTATGCCTTTGGTCATTCCCTCTCCAAGTATAGTAAAGAATGTAGGCGACATACCATTTGGTGAATGTTTTGTAGAGATACCAGAAGGTGAACGATTAACACTTCACATATTAAAAGACTCAAAGAAAATGTATAACTCTACTGGATTAGAGTATGAAATTGAAGAATCTATGAATTCTATGATAGAATCTATAAATTTGAATCAAGGGATATATCTTGTCGAGTATGCTTCTGGTAGAGATATAGAATTGAAGATTGTTGATATGCTGACTCCTTCAATAGATACAATGCCTTTCAAGAAAAGAAGGGATAACATGAAGATACCTAAATGGGCTTTGAAAGAGATGACTCCAGTTGTAGATGCTTCATATTATCTTGAAAAAGTGGGAACTCAACAAGTAGCGATACTTTGGAATGCAAATGGTATATTGACTTATGAATCAACAATATATGAATCGGTATTAGTAAATGCACACAAAGTCCATAAATCTGTATTTGAGGTCTTAGGTGGAGTCTATGTCAAAGAAGAAATCCACTCTCGCCCTAAGTTATCAAAATGGAGATTGGGAGTAAGAGATGGAGATGACATATATCCCGTTGGCCTTGTAGATATAGATGAAGGTCTTTCATTAATGAGATTTGTTAATCCTCATAAAGTAAAAGACGGTGAAGAGGTTACACTTAATTCCCCGCTATATGTCAATGTCAATGTTATATCATCTGGATGGGGCGATTTTGGGGCGTATGTTCAAGGCATAATACAATCTGTCGCTGAACAAGCGGGTCGCAAAGATTGCGTGAGCATCGATGAATTAGAAGCATTGAATAAAAGATGGGATGGCGATGGAGACATTAATTGACTATTGGCAACGATTAGCAACATGGGCGTTAAGTAAAGAGGGGTTTGAAGGATGGTTGAGATTGACGGCGATGATGTTTCTAATATCGACAGTATCTCTAGCAATATTGCTTCTAATGATTCCGATATTCCCGTTAGTTTGGCTTTACAAGAAACTGATTTGATAAACACAATGAAAGCAGCCATGTTGATTAGAGGCGATATTCGATGTCGTTTTTCACAACAATACAAATGTGGTTATGAAATTAGACCAATTGTATGGTTTGTTAGAAGAACTGACGAGATAGATAGAACGTTAGAAAAGATTGGCTTGACATGGCGTAAAGTGTTTGTCAAAACGGAGGACATCACTAAACTATGTCATTGTTTTGAAATGTTTTTTTCACTCAGCACAAAACAAAAAGAACTTCAAATGGTGCAATATTTTAATGGTATTCTACCTCAGCCGAATGATTATGATGAAGTGGTGGAAGTATTGTCTCAAATTAAGAAATACAATGAGGCTTTATAACCCCATTACTGTTCGGATAAATACCTGCGGGTGAAAAAAATGGAACTAAATGAAGCATTGAATAGAGTAAAAGAAGCAAAGAATATGACTGATGATGATGTGTTGGCTGATTTCAGCACATTTGTAAAGGAGAACTACCCTGAGATTTGGGTTCAATCTGGTTCTTCAATAACTGGATTAGAAGAAGAGGACTATGATTTCTTTTCATCTGCATTTGAAGTTAATACTGTTAGAAGAAAGTCTGGTGGCAAAGGCGAACAATGGGTCGGCATGTTAGTTGCTTACGATGGAAAAAGAGATATGATGCAAAGGCAAAGAGATGTTGCTATTGAATCTGCAACAATAAATCTCAGTCAAGTATTAAGATACGGCATTCAACAAAATAACAGAACAATAGCAATAGGTAGAGTTACCAAGGCTGACGGAGAGTGGTCTGTTTTTGATGCTGATGATACATTGTTATACAAGGAAACTGCTGAGGATGGCAAACAACCAATGTGGGTTATTCACACACAAGGGCCAAGTATATGTCTATTGAAAGACGATGGTAGGACTCCTAAGAGAGCATTCATGGAAAAGCGTAAGTGGATATTCATTGGTAATACTCAAGACAAATTCTTGAGCGAAGGTGCTTTGCCTCCTATGGTATTAGAGTGTTCATTCGGTGCTGCTAATGTTGAACTACAATTGCTAAGGCCAATATCATTCAAAGCAGAATTGACTACTGCATGGAAACCTGCTGATTCTACTGAACCAGATGAAGAGATGTTGTCTGCGCTAGATATAGATGCTAATTATGGACTAGACTGGGTAGATGATGAAGTGTTGCCAAAGGTAACAGAATTGTTTTCTCCCGACCAATTCTTAGCACAATTCATGCCCTGTATCGACTTATCCGATGTATTTGACCATCACATGGCTAACAGAAAGGTTCTATCATCCGGTAGAGATTATGGACCCGTATTTGCTATTAGTGGAACTGTCGATTACATCGATTATGCAGGTAAAGAAAATCTGTATTCCGAAGGCGGTTTTAAGCATTCACTAACTTTGACATCTAACAGTCTTAGAAGAGAGGACCCCAAAGCAAGCCTTTGGATTGATGTTACAAGATACCTTGTCGATAAGCAAAACGCATTCAAGGTAAAGAAGGCAGATGGTTGGAAAGACTATGCAGGTGGCAGTAGAGTTTGGGTTGTAGTCCGTTCAAGAACTTGGGAAGGAACTGACGGTGGCTTGAATCTAAACTTAGACGGTCTTGGCGTATATGCTATGCCGTTGCGCTCTATCGTTGCACAGATACCACCAGAAGATGCTAATGACATATCATACACAGACGGGTTTTGAAGGAGGAATTTAAGTGTCGGGATTTTTAGATAACTGGAAGCCAGTTGATACAAACAAAGAGCCATCTAAGCAAGTCAAGGAAGCCGTTAGCCCAATGCTTGGGCGAGAACTGCCTTCTACCTCCGAGGTAACTCAACCTCCAATGGTTCAAAACAAATCAATACCTAATGATGTAGTAGAAATGCAATCGGGCATGGCTACTGGCTTTGAAGAAGATGCAGGTGCTGAATATGTCAAAGAACAATTGGGTGTGGAAAGAGTGGTCAAAGAAACGCCAAAAGCCAATCCTAAGCCTATATCTAATGGCGAGTGGTCTTATCCACAGTCTGCTAACCCTGCTGCTCAAGCAATAGCGATTGCCATGTCATCACATTTTAGAGATGAGCCAAAGGTTCTATGTGGCGTTAAAGGTGATAGAAAGTCCGGTAAATCCGGTATTGTAAATGATTCTCTAACTGCTGATGAAATAGCAAATGGGGCGCAAATATGGAACTTAGACTTTGACGGCGGTGGAGATTCGACAGTATCTGCACATCATAAAGACAAAGGAGATAACATACTTGTATTGAATCCCTGGGCTACCATAAAGAATGCAAGAGCCAAAGTGCCATTTGATTATCCAGAAACATATAACAAGACAATGGATTATCTAAACTATGCTTTGGAACTCGCACAAAAGCAAGACGAATATTTCAAACTACACGGTAAGATGCCAAAGCCATATCTCAAAACATTGGTCTTTGATGGTATGGACCACTGGCTACATATTTGTGGAACTGCTATGAAGATAGAGGACTTAGAACTAGGGCCAAACGCAGTTGCAGTATCGGGTAGAAAGACCGCTACGAAGATTGGTCGCTTTAACTGGGAATTTAGAAAGAACAGGTATCAAGCCGCTATGTATGTATTCCAAGAACTTGCTAGACTGAACGTTCATGTTTATGTTATAACAGGTCTAAAACCATCTTATGATAAGAATGGTAATGAAATCATGGGTGCTGATGTAGCAGCATGGATGAAAGATACTGAGAGAGATTTGGAACAATTGATTGAGGTTCGCATAGAGAAAGAAAGAGATGCTAACGGTTCATTAACTGGTAAAGAAATATCAAAGGCTCAATTAGTGTTCAATAGAACCTCTCTACGCCTTCCTGAACCTGTTATAATCTATGTTCAAGAATCGGGAACGGATGGTCAATGGTTCGGATATGACGGCCTTAAAGATGGAACATTTGAATCAGTAAAAGATACTCACGCACTAGATACTGGTGATACTAATGAGTAATGTGGGAGTTACTGTTAGACTTCATGATGTAGAGGAATCCTTCTCAATTCGAGGCGAATTGTTTGGTCAGCATGGCATATCCTTTGATACTGGGATGGACCATACAGGAGTCGTAGAATGGTTCTTAGATTGGTCTTTGAAGTATGGACCTGAGATAGAGAACAGGGATGAGGCAATCAATAAAATCAAAGAAGTATTAGATAAGCATAAATTAGAATATAGTGTAAGGATTGAGTCTTATGAAGATTAAACCTCCAAGGCCACACGCCGTTCCAAGGCAGCCTAATCTGTATTCCACATACTCTTGGCATCCAGGCATGGCCGATGATAAAATATTACGAGTATCTAAATCATCGCTAAGCACATTTCAATTCTGTGAACAACAATACTTCATCAAGTATGTATTGGGTGTTAAAGAACCTGAGAATGATGCTATGATTAGAGGAACAAATGTTCACGATGCATACGAGTATATACTGGCTGAAAAACTAGACATTCATCAGGCACACGCTCTAAGAGATAACCAAGGGTTTCAAGCAGTAGATAATTACTTTCAATCACTGATTCCTAAATCCCAAGTAAGAAAAGGGTGGGAAGATAAAGTCGCAAAATATACTGGCAAGGACTATCAATTAGATGAGGATATTCATTTATCTAAACTGATGAGGGCTGAGGCAAATAGGTTCATGAAGAGTGACCCAACATGGTTTTTACCTTCTGCAAATGAAAGAACAATAGATGCAGTAGTAGAATTAGACATCAACGGAACAAAAGTTCTTGTTCATTTAACAGGGATAGTAGATAGGCTATTTCAAGACGGCGATGGTAATGTTCATGTTCATGAATTAAAGACGGGTAAATGGAAAGATACTAGCACAAAATATAATGGTATGGCGAAAGAGATGGCATTCTATGTATATCTCATGAGAAAATCCGATGACCCTGAATTTGGAGATATGCGTGTATCTCATTGGGGTTGGGACCATACCGCAGGTCATTTGACTGATACTAAATACGAAGGAGGAATATACCGTTTTGTAGAGCCTGTGAGGGTGAAGGTGGTTTCCGAGATGCTTACTGATTTGAAAGCGTTAGTATCTGCACATTTACGGTATAGAGGACAATTTAACGGTGGGCATTTTGCAGTAAAAGATAGTGGTGCTGAAAGATGGATTTGTGAACCATGGTGTGCTGTAAAAGGATTTTGTTCAAAATATGGTCGAGCCACTATGCCTTATGAAATGAAACAAAAAGCGGAGGGGAATTGATGTGCGATACATCAGCCTGTTTAGCGGAATCGAAGCGGCCACCGTTGCTTGGCATGGTATGGGTTGGAATCCTGTTGCCTTTGCTGACATTGATGAGTTTCCTAGTGAAGTGTTGCGGCAGCATTATTCACAAGTGCCTAACCTGGGAGATGTAACTGAGGTAGATTGGGATGAGTATAGAGGAAAAGCAGACTTGGTTGTCGGAGGAAGCCCTTGCCAGTCTTTCTCCATCGCAGGTAAAAGACTTGGATTGGATGACCCACGTGGCAACTTGGCCTTACACTATCTCAAAGTTGTTAGCGCAGTTCGACCAAGGTGGTTCATCTACGAAAATGTCGTTGGATTATTGTCGAGTGACGAAGGAAGGGATTTTGCAGCCTTTCTCAAAGAAGTGGAAAACATCGGGTATGGGTTCGCATACCGAGTTCTTGACGCTCAATTCTTCGGAATCCCCCAACGACGCAGAAGATTGTTTGTTGTCGGATGTGCTGATGGGGATTGGAGAAGTGCAGCAGCGATACTATTTGAGTCCGGCAGCATCGGCAGGTCTACTAAGAAGGTCAATAAAAAGGGGGAAAAATTTGCCACCTTTGCTCAAGAAGGCGTTAGAGGAACAAGCGAAACTGATGACGGAAGAGGAATAAAGCATTGTTCCGATGTCGCACCAACTCTAACTCATTCTGGTCCACCATACTCACGAACAGGACAGACTACCGAAGATGAGGCTATGGTAGTAATGGATGTTACTATACCCATTCACGACAAAGCCACTAGATACAAAGGTGGTGGAGATACTAGAAACGATGACGGGGCAGGTAATGGGTTCGGCGTTGCAGATGAAGATTCACCGATGTATACGTTAGATACAAGTTGTAATCATGCGGTATATCAACAATCTGGAATTGATTTATTTAATCAAGAAATCACAGGAGATAAGCATTGCCCACTAAGAACTGCGACTGGTCATGGCGCACCCGCAGTAATGGAGAGTAAAACCGTTGCACCCACATTAACAGCATCTAATGACCCAAGCCGTAGCCCACAGTCTGCGGAGATAACTAATCAAGTAAAAGCCATTTTTGAAACTACATCCTTGGTAAGAAGATTGACTCCTGTGGAATGCGAAAGGTTACAAGGATTTCCAGATAATTATACACAAATAGAATGGAAAGGCAAACCAAAAGAAAAATGCCCTGATGCACCTAGATACAAGGCACTTGGCAATAGTATGCCTGTTCCTGTTATGAGATGGATAGGAGAGAGGATTGATTTACTTAACCTCTTAGACCTATCTCAACGAGATTCTTCCAAGGTATCTAAACAAACTACATTATGGTGATATAATATGAGCATAACTAATATTGATTGTTATTCTATTTCTCATGAGAAAGAGTATGACTTAGCAATGTTAGACCCTCCTTTCGACAAATGGAATGAAATGCAGAAAATACCAGTTAAGGCTAAAACCTATGTGTGTTTTACTAATTTTCAAAATAGACATCATGTTCAAAATATATTTGGCAATCCTAAGTTTGAGATGATTTGGCATTTCAAAGATGGCCGTTGGGTAAGTAACAAAATGCCAAGACACACACATGAACATATACTCATTTACGGTGAATTGAGATATGATGCTTTTACAGGTGAAATAAGTAATAATAGAAAACCAATCAAAAAAGGTAAGGGGAGTATAGGTAGAGATACCGATTTAGGAGAGCGAACATATACGCCAAGAGAAAGAAAAATGCTGAACAGTGTTATTGAAATCCCTCGCAATGTTGGAAAAGAATTAGGAGTTTGGGGAAAACCCATCGATTTGATATATCCAATAATGAGTTGGCTAACTGAGGAAAATGAATCAGTATGGGATGGTTTTGCAGGTAGTGGAACATTCGGTTGTGTGGCAAAATCACTATCATTACAGTATGATGGTTTTGAAATTGATAAAGATACTACAATTGCAGCAAACAAAAGAATAGAAGAATATAATCAAAAGAAGCGTGGAATAAAAACTCTATTGGATGGTTGGTGAAGATATGGCTCTATTCAATCATTTTCCACGTGAAATAGATATGCGTGTGAGGAAGGTTGTAAAGAATCGTAAGCAGTTAGAGGATTACATCAAAAAGACAAACGGTAAAGCGAATCTAACAACTACTGTGTATGGGTTTAGAGATTTGAAAACTAAAGGAAATAGATGTGAATATAATACTGCAATAATACCTCACTTTGTTATGGATTTTGATGCAGACCAAGCGGTGAGAGTGTGTGAGATGGACCAGGAAGAAGCACAAAGAAAGTGTTGTAATGAAGTTCACACAGTATCAAGATATTTGCGTCATGAGGGGATAAATCATGCCGTTTGGTTCACTGGGGGAGGATTCCATATTTGGGTTAAACTAGACAAAGAGTATATCTTGCCACCTAATAGAATGGCAGATTTGTTGTTTAGTGGCAGAATGCTAATCAATAATTGGGTAAAGAGATTTAATCTAAACACATTAGACCCAGTTGTATCTTTTAGGCCAGATAGACATATAAGAATACCAAACACATACAATTTCAAAAGACAGATATGGGGAATACCAATAACTCATGAACATTTGATTGAAGGTTGGGATTATATTGTCAGTAAAGCGCAAACCCCCAATCCAGGTATGCACTTGTTTAAAGGCAGGGGGTTGGAAATAGAAATTGTAGAAAGAGACTCAATCAATCTTTTTGAAACAGGGTGGGATGCAAAAGCAAACACTTTCAAAATGGATGAGATTAACATAGACATTGAAAATATAAACAATATCCCAATGTTGCCTTGTTTAGCACAGGCCGCTTGTGAAAAGGGCAGCAATCCTCCACACAAGCCACGTTCTTATCTTATGATGTATCTTATGGATTATTATCGCAATTTTGCTCGACCACCAAGAGACTCTAAGGTTTCTAATGATAAAGTTTTGACATTATCTCACGCTTTCATTCGGTCACTGGAATGGGCAGATTATAGCCCAGTCGAAACCAACAAGTATCTAGTTCACGGTGTAGAAAAATACTACAAGACTCCAACTTGCCCCACGATATATAGTGAGGGTTTATGTGTGGGTAAATGCCCATATTATGATAACAAAGGTGCATCAGTATGACAGACGAAGATGAAGAAAAGAAATTGGCAGAATTAAGAAAAAAGAAAGCGGCAGAAATGTTGAAGCAGCATCATAATGGTGAAGTATCACCGGAACTGATGAAATGGCGTTTTAGGTCATCTAACAATGGTTTCTTTGAGATATGTCAATACGATAACATGATTGCAGCAACCTCCGACCCTAACTGGGCGGCTTTAGTATGTGATTTGTTAAACTCACTAGAATTACATCAAGAGGCGAATATTGATGGATGACAAAAGAATACTGTTCATCGACAATAGAGAACGTTCAGGATTAGAGAAATTAGTTATCAAATACTGTGAGAAAAACAAACTCAAGTATCAAATGCGTCAAACCTTGATAACAGACTATTCTTTTGCAGATGTGGGGATAGAAGCAAAATCGATGGAGGACTATTTTGGTAGTCTTTATTCTGGTCATTTAGAAAGGCAATTGCAGAACCTAGAGGACAATTATAATTCAGCCATATTAGTTATACATGGAACGATTGATAAATATATCACAAAGGCTAGAAAAGGTGGAAAAAAGATACCATTTGTTCAAGCATTCAATAGGTTCATTGGTTCAATAGCGAGATGGAACACAGACTACGATATATCAATTCTTATATTTCCAGATAAGTCTGCTGCGGCTAGATTCATCTGTAAGAGATTTGAAAAGCATGGCACATTAGGCTCATCTTCAACATATAGGTTGTTGAGAAAAACATCAACAGAAGATATGAGGATAGACATTCTAAGGAGTGCAGGTTGTAGTCAAGCAATAGCAAAACGATTGTTAGATGAGCATGGCTCAGTCATAGAGATATGCGGCCTTACTGCGGAAGAACTGCAAAAGGTCGAAGGCATTGGCAAGGTTCGTGCTAAGAGGATTGTAGAAGCATTCAACAGTGAAACTGCAATAGTCCAAGAGAAAGTAAAAATGTCAAGGGCATGATTAAGTGAGGCTTGATAAACCCTGCAAGTAGTGGATTGACTTACCCAAATGAAACGAAGTGATATGATGAGTATAGAATACATAGGAGAAATAAAAACATGGAGAGATAGAGTAAATGGAGTTAGTTATTTTTCGGCAAGAGTATATGATTTAAACAGAAACTTGTTGAAAGCAATACCATTTCAAAATGGTTACGGCGACCATCCAAAAGATACCTGCATTGCATGGATTAATGGGATGAACGAAACGCACCAACATAAATTTGAGTTGTCAAAGAAAATTTACTTTAATCAACAAAAATCAACTAAAAAAGAATGTGTTGCTTTTGGCAAAGGAGAGTGACTGAATGTTGTTGAAGCCATCTTCTGGAAGCGGGGAGAGAAAATGGAACGACTACGGAGTTGTGAAAACACCATACGAGGGCAGCAAATTTATCAAGGAATATGTAGAGCGATTTAACACAGTATCTTTCTTCAATGAATACGCAGGTTTGTTATCTATATTCTATGTATTTGGTCAGGTCCTTGCACCGTATGTGAGAATACCAATACATGGTAGCCATCTTGATACAAGAGTCCATGTCTACTGGATTCAGCAATCAAGAACAGGTAAGTCAGCAGCATACGAGTTCACAAAGAAACTATTGGCAGCCTGTGACATTGAAGCGGCTAAATTTACATCCGGTTCGGATGCAGGTTTGTTAGGTCACGTTAGAGAAGAACCGGAGTTTGATGACGATGGTAAGCCAACTGGAAAAGTGAAATATATCATAGAAAAGGGATTGCTGAATGGTTACAAAACATTACTATTCGATGAAGCAAGCGTATTATTAGATGATAAGAAAGCATACTTTTCCGAGAAAATTTTGTATCTACAAGAGGCAATGGCCCCTATCGGTTCGGCAACTAATGATTTGGCTAAGATATTGAAGCATGGAAATATACAGGTTGTATCTGGTGTATCTATATGGGCTACTACATTTCCTCCAAAAGATATTATGCACCATGTATTAGAAAAAGGATTCTTTCAAAGAGTGTTCTTGTATCAAAACGATGTTAGCAATGAGCAAAGACAAACAACCAGTGAGCATAGATTAAGCGGAACTTATGTTCCTGTTCCCGATAAAGTATGGGGCTATGACCAAATTGCAGAATTTATACTGGGTAGGAGGAATGATGTAAGAGATAGATTGCTCAAGGCTGCAAAGATGACCGTAGATGAATGGGAGGCGTTAGAGGACCATGAAAGGGATGAAATATCTAACAGACATTGCTATGACATATATACTGTTGATGAATCATATCATGCAGCGTTATTGAATGCAACATCGGACTACTATGAGATTGTCAATCAAATAAGAGATGTGAATGTTAGAGAAACCGCTACATCATTCATTCCTAATCTTGAGAATTATACAATTACATTTTCAAATATAATTGCTACTATCATGGGTAGTTCTGTAATTACTGCTGACCATGTGATGATGTCTACTGAAATCATATTTGATAACCTTCACAATCTAGTTATATGGTTGGAACAGAAGCAAGATTTCAAGGCTAAGAAAAAGAGAGATTCATCATTACATGAATGGAAGTTATCATACGGCAAGTGTAAGAGGATGATACATACACGGTCAAAGCGTGAGTGCGTATCTAAAAAAGAATTAGAGAAAGTCTATGCGGTGGACCAGGGAGTAAGTGTAAAAACTGCTCAAAGGCGTTTGTCAAAATTAACAGAATCTCCCGATGCAGATAGGTTGATGGATGGTAGAAATGCCTTCATTGCTCTTAACTGGTGAACCTATGAAGAACTACAAAGATAAGGTCTTACAGACCTGCAAAAATTGTTCTGCGAATGTCTTAGCAATTAGGATAAACGGCTTTTATGCGGGAAGTCGTGATAGAATCTTTTTATGGGAATGTCCTATCTGCGGTTCAATATGGCGAAAGCCTAGACCTGTGGTGAAAGAGGATGTTTTGTGATTGTGATACTTGTATTCTCTTAACAAAGGCAGTAATGAGGCGAGAAAAGAATCCATCTCCAGATGCCAAAGCAGGTAAAATGAGTTGCTTAACTTGTGGAGGCAAAGGTAGTGCAGTTGCTTGTAAGGATTGTGGATATACCCAAATGCCAATGGGCAAGTTTAGAGTATCGAAACCAAGCACAAGTCAAAGGAATCCAACATTTGGCAAGAGTGAGGAATTGTTAGTGTCTGTATTACTCAAGGGAAAGAAAAAGTCCAAGCCGTTTCATGGCTACAATCCAAATAGACATAGCCGTAAAGGTGGACTAAATGCAAAAGGAAGAGCCAAATTCAAAAGAGAAACAGGGGCTAATCTCAAGCCACCTGTCACCACAAAACCAAGCAAACTAAAGCCTGGCTCTAAGAAAGCCAAGAGGCGTAAATCATTCTGTGCAAGAATGAGTGGAGTAAAAGGACCGACCAGTAAAGGCGGTAAATTAACACCGAAAGGTGCAGCATTGAAAAGGTGGAACTGCTAATGGATAAAATATTTGATGCTACTTGGAACTTGATGAAAGAGGACATCATCTCTATGTCCGATATAGAAATGATGGTAAAAGAAGTGCATGACCTTGTTCAAATCCAAGGCGCACACCCAATGCAAGCGGCAGCAATGGTAGCCGAAGCAAATTATCCAGACCAAAGAAAATTAGGTAGAACCTTATTCGCAGAATATGTAAAAATGATGAGTTGATGATATGACAAGTTTTGAAGAAGCGTGGTATTTGTTAAAAGCAGAAATGAGTGAAAAAGAGCATGAAAAGAAAATTATTTCTTGCTTGAAAAAAAGAGGCGGTGCGGCTAGTTTAGGTGATTGTGCTAAAGAATGTGGCGTATCGAGTGCTGAGTGCAAAAAAGTAATTGACAGAATGGATAATGTAAAATTCTCCCCGCATGGCGATGTAGTTTTAATGGAGGGGTTGTGAAATGAGCCAAGGAATATTTGATACAGCATGGGATAGCATATTGAAAAACGATATTCGTCTTACGCCAATTTATCTTCATTTGATGGATATGGGCATGACAGGCGACCAAATTGAAAACCTAACACTAAGAGAGGTAGAGAAAATTTTAGACGGAGAGGGTGTTGTAAAATCGGATGATAAAGGTGACAATGCCCCAACTAACCCAAGTCTTTGGGCGCAAGCCAAATCAAAGGCACGTTCTAAATTCAAAGTATATCCTTCTGCTTATGCTAACGGTTGGGCTGCTAAATGGTATAAATCAAAAGGTGGCGGCTGGAAGAAAAAGAGTAAGAAGGGGAAGAAAAAATGACCGCTTTCGACACCGCTTGGAATTTAGTAAAGCATGAGTGTGGAACAAAAGATGAAAAAAAAACCAAAGGCAAATTTGAAAAAATGAAGGGAGTAGATTTTACTTTACCAAGAGGCGAAATGAAGGTTTTACAGGCCGAAGATAAAGATTACAAAAGAGGCGTTCTTGTAGAACTGTTAAAAGATGGCGGATATGAAGTAGCGTATTGGTATGATAAATTCGAGGTATATCCAGTAGAAGTTATAGTTGATGGTAAATCTATAAAGAAAGACGCTAGAAAAGTTATATTGAAATTTCATCCAAAACTAGAAGAGGCGAGAGGCAAGTCGAAAGCGTTAGTTAGAGAGGCTAAACGCAAATATAAGGAGTCGAAAAAAGATGGTGATTGACAACCCTTTCTCTAATATCATCGCTAAAGATTTGAGGCGTTGGTTTAAAGAAAAGTGGGTTGATGTATCAAGAAAAGATAAAGACGGCAAGCATCCTCCTTGTGGTAGAAGCGAGGCAAAGACCGATAGTAAAGGCTATCCCAAATGTAGACCATCGAAAAAGGTAAGTGACAAAACTCCAAAGACATCCAGGTCCATGAGCGCAACTGATAAGAAAAAGGCTACTAGAAGGAAGCGTTCTAAGCCTCAAGGAGTTGGTGGCAAACCTACAATGGTAAAATCCGACCCATTTGAAGAAGTGTGGGATTCTGTTATCAAAGGCAAGTTTAGAGGTTATACTCGGTCTAGTATTAGCGAAAGGCCATATCGCCAGTCTAAACACAAAGCGTATGAACTGGCAAGAAAGGTTCAACGAGAGCGAACTAAAAGACGATACAAAAGAAGCAAAGATAGAGGCGTAGTTAGGCCAAAGATGCGAAGGCAATTGGGTCGAGGTGGCAAGAGAGCCACAACAACGAGATAATCACAAATGGGATGCGTGGATATACTCAACAACGACAAATCCACCACTTACACCAACTGCTGCGGGTGCATTTATTACAATATTACCTGCATTGACAGTATAGTGTTGAGTTTCAATTAATATGTGTTCAAGACGATAAGATGAATCGTATGCTCTTATTGTAACCAAAGAGGTAGTGCCGTCTGCTTCACTAATCAAAGGCTTCGCTATGATTTCGTTAGCAGTTCCAAAAGTCAAAGTTAGAGCAGCCGAATATGCGATTGGTGCGGTTTTTGCTGTTCGATGAACAGGTGTGATTTGATATGACCCACCCCCCCCTGCTTGTAATCCAATACCTGCATCGGATTGCCAAAAGAGATGCGATTGGTTTCCCCCTTGAGCATTAGTAATGAATCCCGATGGCTTACGTGCATATAACAACCCCATGTTTGCTATTGGTAAATTACCCGCATTGAAACCTGCAATGAAATCATTTCTTCTATCAGCATTTGCGCCTCCCGATGTTATTGCATTAGAAAGTGCTAACGGACCAGGTCGGATGAAACTACGCTTATCCTCAAGAGACAAGATTACGGGACCTGATGAACCTCTACCTATTCTTGCCGCAGCCAATACAGTATTTTGTAATACTAAATGATTAGATGGAGATTGAGGGTATAATCCGGCAGCAGTATCTACATAAGAACCATAAACAAAACCGATATTGTTTGGGTTTCTTGGCTCAACATAAACAAGCAATATCGCTTCTTCGGTTGAAGATGAACCATTAGGAATAGGAACGGCGTGATACCCCGTATGGTAATTGGTTGGTGCGGTAATATCCATAACTGCCACAGAACCAACAGTATAGAAAATCCCGTCAAGATGGACTGTTCCCGAATCTACATACAGTTGTGATGTGCTACCTATTGTGCCGTTGGGTCTTACACAACAGTTTCCAGATACTGGATTGTTTCTATCAGCAGAATCATATTGATTTAACGTTGTAGCCAATACGCCGTTACCTAGTCCATTCTCAACTGTATTTGTCAATGAAGGGCTAGTTAAGACATCAGTATCTCTCAAGCCATCGCTTTGATATGAGGATGCGCCAGTAGCCGTTTTTTCGTGACCTTCTGCTAAATTTGTATTTGCCATTATCTAACCTCCATTAGTATATCTATTCTAACTTCATTACTGGTATTCTTTGTGATAGGCATGAATGTTGCTCTAAAAGCAGGGGTATCAAGCGGGTTATCTCCATGCAGAACCACCTCCGATATACTTTGTTCGGTTGATAGTTGTGAATCAAACAAAGCGGTCATCGATAAAGTTCGCTCGTCTACTCTTTGTATTTCAACAGACTTACTAAACAAAGGATTGCCGCTTCCCCCATCTCTACTAGATGCTTGAGTATTACCAGAACCTATTGTCATTTTCTTAATCAGCGTTTGCAGATGGTCGGTCAAGGCTGCTTTTATCGGGTCTAAAACTGGCATAATTAATCACCTCCAACTTCCCCATACATTGTATGGTTGCATTTTGGGCAAGCAATTTCTATTGAATAATTGGGCGAGCCTACTGCATCGGAATATTCTCGATTGTAACTTGGTTGTTCAACTATTTGATATTGACAATTCTCGCCTGTTAATTCACGACAAGTTGGGTTTAGACCTTCTGCACATCGTTTTGAACAAAACTCATCACTATAAACATCATCGACATTTGTATTAGTTCTGCCACCGCAATTTGCACACTCATGAATTATACCGCCTTCGGAGTATGGTTTTCTATACGCCTCTTCTCGTTGTTGAATCATATCCGCAATCATAGGGTTGTTCCTCATTGCAGCCCCAAACGCAATAGTTGGATTTGGGTCATTAAGTCGATGAAAATCCTTGTTGGGATTATCGTCATCGTCTTTAAGAATGTTCCATGCTATTTTGAATGCGCTCATTATTTCACCACATATCGCTTGCTCTTACTCATTCCGATAGGGTATGTCCTTTTATTATCATCTCTAACACCTATCTTGCCTAGACCGTTTTTATGCCTTGCACCGATAATGAAACCAGTATTATTCACGCTTCTAATCGTCACTCTATGAACAGATACAATTCCAAACGATGTAGATAGTGATAAATCTTCATTTATCTTAAAGTCGTTTGCTGACTTATTCAAACCACTTCTTTTTGTTGTGTCTGTCTTTATGTCTGTCAATATCCCTTCTATACCTTTTTCGTATTGAGCGACTATCAAGTTAGTTTTCAGCATGTGATACTGATGTTCCGCTTCAAATACAGCAAACTTGCCTATGACTCCGTGACTTGGCAGATTAATATCAATAATATCACCTGCATTGATTGATGTTGCGTTTATACAACCTTCGATGTAAATCATCGGCGCACCGTTTTCAGCACGTGCCAATAATTGTTTGGCTAACTTTCTTGCCTCGGAGAGCGATGTAAGACCAGGTATTTCTTGCCTCAATGTTTTGACGAGTCCTTTACCATCTTCACCTGCAACATTTCTCATCTTTTCAGTATCTTTGATTTTAACATAAACGATTTCATTACCTGCAATTACATCGCCAACTAAAATGACTTCATTAGGAGAATCAAACAGTTTGCTAACCTTGATACTTTCTGGTCCGTTCTGTATTCCAATTCTATTGCCAACCTCACTAAACACATCACTTGAATATGTAAGTATTCCATTTCTTTCAGCAACCAACTGCCTATTATCAAGTTGAGATATATTTCTAATTGCATCCATTGTGTTTATTCCCTTAGATTCACGTGAAACATATTTATTACTATGATTATTTACTTGCTTCAAGTATGGATGTGCATTCAATGATGATTTGACCTCATTCGTTTGGTCATCTAAATCATCCGTATTTACTATGCTTATGCCTATGTTTTTACCAGAAGCGTCATTAAGTAAGTTAGAAACGGCATCAGTAGTTCTCATGCCAATATATCCTACATTAGAAGTTATAACTTCACCAACCGTCATGCCGCTTGCAGATAACGAATCTTTTGACATATCATTAAATGTTAAAACATTTTTACCCAAATCCTCTCTTAAACTGGCAACATTCCATTTAATGCCATTTTTATCTTGTATGTAGTTTGGGTGATGCGAAGCCGATAACTTTTGATAATCAAAATAAATTAAATTTCTACCATCTGCGTTCTTAATTAAACCTTCATCTTTGCCATCTTCTATGAAAAAGGTGGACTGTTTTATTGGAATAAAATCTAATGGGTCGTATCTAAGCAATCCTCGATAATTGAGTGTGGTCTTGTTCACTTTATCATTGACTATATCATAATCATACCATGCTTGGTTTTGTAACTTTGATAGAACTAACGCATTATCTACAAACGATGGAGGGGTTACTGCACATATTTCACTAGAACCTCTCAAATCCTTATCACCAAATACTACACTTGTTAAAACTTGATTTGCCAAGTAAAACTCAAGATTCACATAAGATGATACTGGACTAAAAGAAGAGCCGTCGAATTCAAATAAATTATTATTCGTGACTAAAATCTCATTAGGATTTTGACCTACGGTAGTGTATTCGATGAAACCGTATTTTCCGAACACTATTAGTTGCCCTGTGTTTGGCAACATAGATGAATCATCAACTTGGTGAACATTTGCCGGTTTTGAAAATGTTATTGTTACAGTAGGAAATTCAGCCATTAATGTTTTATTGTGTATTTTATTGTAATCGATTGAATGTTTTGAAAAATCCCCAAGAATTGGGTTATTAGTATATCTTATTTCGCTTTCATATAATTTTTCTTGACCAGATAAACCATCACTTTGCGAATATCTCGGTGATACATTAGGATTGAAAATACTTTGATTATCGATTCTATTTGCATCGGATTTGAAATGTTGTAGCATGTTTGCAGACGGTATTAAGTGATATACAACGTCGTATTCATTTGCATCGGGATAATCAATGTTGAAAATACGCCCACTGTTATTTACAGTAGTGATTGGTTCTATTGTATTTTCTTGTGAATTGTTAGATTTCAACTCAAATATACCATATCTCTTATCTCTTGTATATGGTTGTTCTGCGATTTGACCTAGAGCCGGATTTAATTTGCTTCTAGCACCTAGACACCATCCATCTTGTTGAGATTGTGTAGCGAATCCTGTGAGTTTAAGGGGTCTAACTGGCCTTACAATGTAATCTACATGCTTTCGCTTAGGATGAGATGCAAAAGGATAGGGATTGCCGTCAATCTCAACACTCATATCATTTGCATCATCTTCTCTTGTCAAGTATGTTTTTCTTAGAATATAAACGCCACCCCATGCGGGCAACTCGCTTGCTTGGCGAATAGCCCATATATCTCGACTTCGTTTTAGGTCTGTTCCTACTGTATCAGTTCCTAATGCTAGAAATGGAGTAGTAAATTGCCCCAAATCAAATGTTGGTTTTCCATCGCCTATGATAAATGAATTAGTCAAATCACTGACACCAACTCCATCCGTTGTTCGGTTGATTTCAGGGAATTTAGCATGAGCCATATAAGATGGTAATACTGGGAATTGATAACCAAGAATCAAATCACTGTGTAACGACGCTGCTCTTGTTCCTACAACCGTATAATTGATTTCTTTGTTTTCTTTCTTTTCATTTTCCGTCTGCATTACAATTCCTAGTCTTGGTTGAGCATCCGATTGTATTTGCCTAACATCCGCCAACTCATGAGTATGCGAAGTTCTTGCTTCTATAATTGTGCCTAAATTTTCAGTTGCTTTCGATAAACTTGTAGAGGGATAATTTAATCCAAAGCCTGACGGAATAGCATTTGCTACTGAGTGCATATTTGTATGAAAAGCATTACCAGTTAATCTATAATAATCAGTAAGAATTGCATTGCTTATTCTAGTAAGCGAATCGGTCAATATGGCACTTGCTGAGTTTTCTTGTTCTGCATAAGCAACTGAGCCTGTATGTTGTGCTAAATCTATAAATGGGTCAAGACCTTTATTTAGTGGCCTTAATGATGTTTGTCCTAATCTACCCGCATGATTCGCAACGTTTTCAGATATTTCTTGATTATATTTTCTCGCCAAATATGCCTCTACTTGCTCAATCTCAGCATTGCTCAAAACTCTATCATATTGTATTATTTCAGCGACATGACCTACAAATGGAAAAGATGCGCTATTTAAAACGCCAACTTGTTGAAATCCCTCAGTAGATTTGTAGAATGGAACAGTTACAGTTTGTTCCACCTCTCCGTCATGTCTTATTACTTGAGTTGCAGAACCACCTACGCCATCTCCGCCTCCTAAAGTCAAAGTGATTATATCAACTTGGCTATTGAAAGCACCTATGCTACCTACTGGTGTTTTAGCCTGTCCGAAAAATGTATCTGCCCCCGCCCAAAACTCCCATCTATCTTCTGAGCCTGTTGTGTTGCCATACAAAATATATCCCGACCTAAAAACCGGAAGTGTATGTCTACTTTCGTAACCTAATTGATAATCATTATTATCCGATGTAACAGCCCCTACAAAAAATATCGTGAAATCTTTGGTGTTTAATGCTGAATCAAAAGGCCGATGTAATTTATCGGTTGATACAAATTTAACAGTTGGCATATCATTGAAATTGTTACCTGTTATTGAATACAGGGGCTGACTACTAACTACGCTTTGGCTAAAATCTCTATTGTTGCCTGATGAGTCCGGCCATAGTGATATTGGTTCATCATTTCCTAATCCTTCGATAGCATCTGCTTTTAACCATAACACAGGACCTGATATTGGTAATGTTGTAGGTCGAGTGTCATACACGCCCTGTTCTATGTTACCCGAAGCCATGTGGTAAGGAGACAACATTCCAAATTGTTTCAACTGAACACGATTTCCTATGCCAATATCGTCATTTGTAATCTGTTCATTTGTGTTTCTTATATTCCTTTCAAACGGTGTTGCATCAACCGTGAAGTCGTTCGCTATATATCCTATTGGAACTGTCGTTTCGTGACCTTCTTGCCCTATTGATATTTCATCCCAATCATCCGATGAGATACCAAAGTTTCTTGGTTTGCTAGACATACTATCATGTCTACCTCCATCAAATCTACCTGCGGTTTGCATAATTCTAATGCTTGTATCGCCATCAAATTCCGTGGGGTCGCCCGCAAGCATGTCAATTGCGCTAGTGCAACCTCTCATCCCCCACGCTCTTACAGGCAACCTTCTACTAACATCTAATGCTGCTAATGGGTCTAAAATGTAAAACATTCTATCCAGGTCCGTAGAATCGCTATCAATATCTATTCCACTTACAACTGCAACGGAGGCATTTGGATTTATTGAATCTCCTATTCCCTCTCCCCTTGAGTATCTCGTATGTCCTTTTGGATTGTATAATTTTATTGTTCCGTTTGCTTCCCTTATGGTAGTATGGCCCATTAATACTGCGTTTGCCCCTCGCAGACCCCTTGTGCTACCGTGACCTCCGGCGTTTAGTCCATTGTAACCATAATTCTGCAACCATTGTGCAATATACATTCTCTCAAACGGTTGGCTGACTTGAGGTGTTTCATTCGCACCTGCACCGTTATACGAGTAATTTCTCAGTAATAACCCATTAACTGCGGGGTAGTTTATTGCACGTGGCATACCACTTTCTCTATATCTAAATGTTAAGAATTGTTCACGCATAGTTCCGAAATATGCCGGATGGCTATATTCTGCTAACCAATGACATAAGAAAGCATCCGGCGCACCTCCTTGAGATGTTTCAGTATGTTTTATCAAACCAAAATCTACATGAGTAGTATTTGTCGTAAAAGATGTTGATGGCACTGTTGCAGATGTGGAGATAGGAACTGCCGCCATGTTCATCAATTCTACATCATGAGTGAATAAAGGTGGAACAGTTGCTAATTCTGTTGCGACTCTTGGCCGTATGACACCTTCATGATGACCTCTTAGGAAATATATTTGATTACCATTCTCATCCTCTCCAGTTGCTACATGACTTATTGGTTCTGGTCTGCCCCCCATCTTTAGATATTGATTAATAATAAAACCATTAATCATCATCTCGCTACCAGTATTATATCTTCTACCAGATAGAGTCATGCCTCCACGAAGTTCAATTCTTGTAGGATTATCCGTGGCTATCGAAGCATCAGTAACTCCTTGACCCCACGCTACTGTTTCGGATGCACCCTCTACATTAGTATGCTTTTGCCCTGGGGCAAATAGATAGTCTGCAAAGTCATTATGCACTCTTGAAGTATATGCGCCATCAGCATCAATCATTCTCTTACCATAAAATTCACTCATAGGTAATCCATCGGATGCAAAAGACCCAGTATCAACTGTGCTACCGCTTGCTTTCATGTCTAAAGTATCTAATTCAAACCTAGCATTTGTATTAGTAGCCGCCCCGTTTCCAAAACCGTGATGTTTGTATTCTGTTTCGGCTTCAAACATCAATGAGTAAGAACTGCCATGTGACCTGTGTAATTGTCTACGCATGAAATTCGGAGTTCCTCGATGTCTCGTAGGAGAAATGAATGAATGTCCTTGTCTACCAAATCTTATTCTGTGGTGTGGTATCTCGTTTCCAGTAGGAACTCCGTAGTTTGTTTGAGTTAGAACACTGCCCCTCTCAGCATGGTCCGACATACGATGAGATGCAAACAATCTTGTTGTTCCCGATGGTATAAATCCACGGCCTAGACCTGCACTTTCATAACCATCAATGTGAACTTTTTCATGATTAGCATTTAAAATTCGATTGAGATGAAATATTAGCATTCTATCATGGGTATCATATTGTGATGCGCCTTCCGCAGACACTCCGTTGATGGCTTCTAATTCGCCTACATTTCTACTAGATGGCGCAGACAATCCTCCCATTCCCCATGTTTTATTGGAAAAGGCTTGAACTCTATCATGGCCGCTTCTAACAAAGATTCCTCCAGGTATATCTTCCGGTTTAGGCAATTCTAGTCGCAGATTTGGCTCTACATTATCGCTCGGTGTTGAAGGCGATAAAACAGCATTTCCAGTTGTAACATCTACTCTTTCTTTTAGATAAGTAAAATCTTTGATTACTGTGCCAAACGGAGAACCCCCCTTGAAAATGAATTGATTGCCTAAATCATCTGTTACTGATATATCATCAAACACTTTATCTTCATTAGGTATTATTAGCCCCGTCACTCTTTTTTTATTTGTAACTGCTCTATTTATTCTAAATGGCCTTGCATAGACTTTTGATGAACTATCTTGTAACCCATGTGCAATATTTGCCGCAGACATAGAGATGTCAGTGATTGTTGAACCGTCTGCACTATTTGGCAAATATGTTCCAACGCTGTTAGATGCAGTTTGTTCTATGGTATATCCATTTTCTAAACTTATTTTACCATCGACGGCATCGCTTGTATCATTATATATTTCAGTTCCATATTCTAATGGCTGTATTCTTATTTTGTTATTTGAAGATACATCATCTGCTTGAATCGGTGTCAATGTAGTTATACCTTCAACAGTAGGCGTTTCTACATAGTTATCCGGTGGAGGGCTTTCTTGCATTGCACATGAGTTTAATCCCTCTATGGAAAATCGATTATACCCTTGTGAACTAAAACCAATTAGCGAGTCTCCCGTAATACCGCTTCTACTTCTACCTCTTGTGCTTGGAATAGACATATTCCCTCCATCCATCGGTTTAGCAACTAAGTTGTAAAGACCAATACTGCCCATCCCTTGAACGATAGGACCCATATTAGCACCACACCAATAACCACGTGATTGACTTGGTGCTTTTGTATGCCATCCTAAAACAATACTGTGTTTAGGCTCTTCGCCTATTAGTTGAAAATCACTATTTATTACACTACCTGCTGCGACAGGGGGCAAAGTTGGAAATGAATTGCAGGTTGCTTCAACATAAGTATAGTTATCATCATGACTCCTGTATTTGAGATTTACAAAAGTTGTAGAATCTATGTCATTATAATCGCCATTCGGAATCGAAGGACTAGCCCCTGCATTCGTAACTCTTAGAGTAAAATTCTTTTTTAGTTCACTTGGAAAACCGTTTTTATTTTGAGTAGGTAGCCATAATAGTATTTTGGTTGTTGAGATAACCGTTGCTTTGAAAACCTCATATTTTGAAGGTAAGGATTGTCTTACATACTTTGCCTTGAGGTATTTAGTTAAATCTCTTTCACCTTGCATCTTGATTCTTCGAGAGTTTATTTTTGCAGCAATATATCTAGTTGCTTCTTCTGTTCCTAAATCGTAAGTATGATTTGCGCTACCATGACTTGCGGCGGCGGCTTTCAAATCAATCGCTATTACATTTTTTGATTCTGCGATAGATGCAGATGATGCAGCCAAAGGGGTTTTAATTAAAACAGTTAATCCTTGTCTCCAATCATTCGTGTTGATTCCCATTTGCCAATTATTTATTCCAGTATCTTCATATTCAGTATCTGGATATGTTATGTGCATGGCAAATATGCCGGACTGAGTGTAACCATTTACATTTGAACCCATTACACGATATTTCGCAGGTTCTATCCTTCGTGTAAATGTTCGACTCATCTTATCACCTCACCATGTAGAATACGAAGCAAACCATTCTTGGGCTTCACTAAAAGAAGGTTTCCTACTGAATACTGCAACTTCACTAAGATAACCCAAAAAAGAGATTGGTCCATCACTGTTTAAACCGTTAGATGAACTACTACCTATACCATAACTTGGCGCAACCCCGCTTGTTATATTAGCAAAGTAATTTGTAAAATTAGGATTAGCAATTCCGCCTTGTGTTGAAGTTCCGTTTAGTCTTACATACGGCGCACCTATCATAGCCCCTCCAATCGTGTGCATCCCTACATCCCTGTAATTAGATGCGTTACCCGAAGTAGTTGCGCCCTGTAAATAAGGAACTGGGTGGTCATTTGTTCCTCCATTGTAACCTGATGATTTGGTTTGGAATGTGGGCAAAGCATTTGGTGACGGATTGACTAGGCCATAATGCCTATCGGCAGTAACTGTAATGTGGTCGGAGAAATCGAATATGCCCGCCGTTATCACGCCATCGGAGGGATTAGTTATACCAACAGTATTTCCAATGTAACAAAATGTTTTGTTAGTTGCATTATCTCTACCCATCATCACAAAAGTCCAACCAGTAGTGTTAATCTTGATGCTATCAGGGGATAAACTAGGTATATTTTGAGGTGTTAAGACACTCGCATCTAGCAAACCAGCACTTGTATAATGAGACAAGGCGATTTGTAATTGTTGTATGTTTCCTACTGGCGCACTACCTCCTAGATGCAAACCATACGGTTTTCCTACATTTGTTCCATCGTCATATATTCCATGAAATACAGGACCAGATAATGGCAAAGACCCGTTCTTAACTATGGCAGATATAGCCCAACTACCAGTAGTCGGGTCTAACGCTTCTAACTCTCCATGCTCACACTTTGCACTAGATGCCGGAACTGCTAACCCTGTGTGAACTACACAAGGAAAACTCCATTCAAAAATTGCGCTTGTATTACCCGTTCCCTCTATTCCGCTTGTAATCCCTGGAGTTGAGGTTTGAATATTGGTTGGGCTTCTCGATATTCGTAGGGGAACGCCATACAAATCTTCTACCCATGTGGATTTTGTTGTAATGTCAGTAGGGGTTGAGGGGGTTATGTTTTCTCCATAGTTTGGAAACCAATTAGTAAGCCTTGCATAGAAACTTGACCATCCAATAGGACTACCGCTATCGCTTAATATTGTTTTGTGATGCAAACCTTTCAAACTGTTATCGTTAATTGTATCTTCATTTCTAACATTAGTAAAATCAATAACGGCAGTAGGTTGCTGCATTTCACCTAAATTCATAAAACCTGCAAATGGCTTATTGGCACTACCTGCATATAGATGCTTATACATATTAGTGTAATCATTGCGACTACCATCCGATATATCAAACACCAGCCCTGTATGCCCTCCGCCAAAAAACAGTATTCCCTCTTTATCTATCAAAGGCCATACAATTTCTATTTCAACATCTAATGTTTCATTAGCCCCGCTAATAAAATTGTTTTTGATAGCAGAAGAGGTGGTATCAAAGGGTCTAATTTGAATGTAACTCTCCCCATCAACTGTGGTATTGTTACCAGGTCCGCCTACTCCACCAGGCAAAGTTTGTGTCGCTGCCGTTCCATAAGTTGGTTTTAATGCATACCATTCGCCGTAGGCATTGCCGACCTTACAAATCCCACTATTGTATCTCCCATTTCTTCGCAATAATTCTAATCCTTGACTCGCAACAGTGATTCGTGTTCCTATATTATTATTGGCCCCTCCAAAAGTATAAGCCGTTGAATGAACAGTGCTATCTATGGTTCTTAGTTTCAATCGCTGACCTAACCCATCATACTTTCTAAGAGCATTTGTGCTATCTAAATGATGGGTCAATGAGCCATGCACTGCACCTGTAAATGTTGTAATTGGAACAAAAGTTTCACCATCTGAGCCTATTGGCAAGGGCGCAGGGAATGAATTTGTTTGATAAGACCTACTATTAGTCGCTAGAAGTCCTCCTGTGCCTACTGCTTTTTGTGGTCTATATGGATATATGCTATTGTTCTCTAACCAAACTGCGAAGTTTCTTCCAGTTGCCCCAGGAATTGTGCTATGTATTACGATAGAAAAACCCTTTTCTCCAGTTACAGATTCTACACTTGCGCCTCTAAACGCTCTTACATATCCTAAATGAGAACCATCCGAAGTATTTACATCCGTAGCACTTACTATTAAATTAGACGGGTCCTCTAAAAATGTTTTAAACGCACTATTTCCATTAGCAAACAATGCTTCTGGTATTCCACCCATGTTTATTTTTCTAATCAATTCATCTACACATTCATCAAAACTATTTTTGCCAGATGCTATATCTCGTAATGAATATTTGAAAGGAACAACATAATTCAAATCATACATTTCACCTGCAAAATCACCCGTAGGCCATCTGCCGTGATGTCCTTTTAAACCCAAAAAGTCGGGGTAACAAACAATTGGTTCTCGCAAATCTCTATCATTGTCACTAGACCTTTCTTGAAATACATCCCACTGTAATATATCGACATCAGTATCAATTATGTATATGAAATTCCAATCCTTTCTTAGATTTGTATTATCATCTCTTTGGCGCATAATAGTCCGGCCAATAGGAAATCCTAGAGCATTATCTATTTCAGCCGCTAAATTATTTCTAATATTGATAAGCACATCTCCACTTTGACCTTGTTTTGTCATTTGAAATTTTAACGATTCGGTATGATTAATGCTAGATGTGTCATTCACTATTACCCCGCCCATTTGAACAGTAGCACCTGTGAACATAAATGATGTTGCGGAAGGATTACCAGACCCTGTTCCTATATCTAAAGCCACATCATTTCTAGGGTATCGTAAGAAGGCTTTGTCAATGTATAATCTATTTAGCGCATCATCCATTTTGACTACTCTAAAATGAAGGTATGTGCAATGAGCAAGTTCGGGATTTGTAGTGGGTGCTACTACTCCCTCTCCCACAATAACGTGAAATGGTGCTTGTGCTAAATTTGTATTTGCTTCATTTGTAAAAGCCTCTATATCATCTACTTGTATGTATGATTCTGCGATGCTAGGAAAAGACGGACCTAAAGTCAAATCATGCCCAGTTACTACTGCTTGAATTTTACTTTTACCGATTCTTAGGCCATAAGAATGAGTTGGACTCAAATCATCAATAACTTCATCAATGAAATTTTTACTTATTTCAATGGCAGGTAATGCCGTATATCCCCAATCTATCGCATTTCTTGCTTCATAGTGTTGCATCTGCGGCCTATTTCTTGCCGTCATGGTGCAATCAATTGTAAGATTGAAATCAAAACCTTCGGGGTGTCTGCCATCAATTTCTTTATTATCAGTAACGCCCACTTTGTTTAGGAATGTATTAGATATTTCACTAAACACATTATCAACATCGAAAAACATAGATGGGAACAACGGCAACTCAACCAATGCTCTTGTAGACGCATAATATGTTGATGTCTGTTTATCATTTCTCACCGATGGGTTGCTTGATGATACTATTTTATCCTTCCACCCTTGTAAATAAGAGTGTTCTTCAAACTGTGGGCGAGTATCAGCACCACCTTGACCAACACCCCCTAGAGTTAGAGATACCGTTGGAGTTCCTAAGTCGCCTATTTCTTTTATTGGATTTGCCTCACCTATGTTTAGATTTCTTTGAACTTCGGTATCTGCAACATCCATTAATTTGGAACGACCTCTAATTGATAATTCTCCTTCACCATCCTCCATATTGAGGTTCAATTGTTCTACTCTACCATCCAACAAATTCAATTCGACTGTGCATAAATTATCTCCGTCGCTTGTCCTCAAGTCATCCAACATTGCAGTTCTAGTCTTGTTTTTTGGCATTATCAAAACTTCATGGTGATTTTGATTGATTTCATTGTCTATAATGTCAAAAATCTGCAAGGTGGCTCTTGAATCAAATGTTTTATAATGAGTTCGTGGAGTATTTGCATCTATCGTAAAAGACTCATTATCTTCTCCTGTGGGAGATTCTATAATTAGCATATTGTTATTTGAGTTTGGAGTTGTATCTACCAGTAAAGTATTCTTTACTCTTTTAGGTTTCCCTATACCTTTTACTGGGTTATCTTTTATTTTTATCAAACAATCACTTACATCAATATATGGAGATGGGAAACTGCCTCCAAATGTTTTTGATTTTAATACATTTGATTTAATTGGCCGCTTGAAATCTTTTGTTGGTAATTCAACTATACCACCTGGACTTACTATCTTCAACTGAATACTTGATATATCTGCAATAGTTACCCCATAACCATCTGGTTTTGTAATAATGCTTGCTAATGATGCAAGTGACCCTCCAACATCATAGACTTGGGATAAACACGGAATTGTTTTTTTCACTACTAAATATCCCGCTTTACTATTATCATGGTATAATGACATCCAAGGGTGTTGGCTAAAAGTTCCTTGTGTCATTCCTACACCGGCTACCGTTTCTCCTGTTAGGTCTATTGCATCATAATATATGTGTATTGTAGATAGCCCACCCACTAATTCTCTTATACGACGTGGTAATATTAATTTAGCAATGTAGGGTTCATCGCTAGGAGTCAAATGATTGATATAAGCATCATTGGTCGGTTCGTCATTAACTATGTCTGCATCATGAATATAATCTAAATTTTTAATTAAAAAAGGTCTTATATCGTCTACTGCAATAGCCACTAACTCATCGAATACTGAACTACTTAGAATATTGCCAAGACTGTCGATGCTGCCTCCGCCGCCATTACAAATCAACCTGTTAAACCAGGTCCGAGAATCGGCAAGGAGAGGTTGAGATACAGAAACCCAAGAAAAGTTTTGTAAATTGTTTATTTCTCCTTGATAGACCGTTTCAGTTAATGTAACCGCATCATTTTCTTGAAGAACGGATTTTAGGCTCATATCCTCTACTGCAACTTCAAATTCATCGACTACTCCTTGTATCGTTTGTTTTACGGTTTGTGAATCGGGCTGAGGAAAACGTGATGTGATAAAATCTCCTTGAACTATATTGTATGATGTTAGACCGGACATACCTGCAAAGTTAGTTTCTTTTGATTCCTCCAAGGAGTGTGCAGCAGCCGCACCGCCTCGGTTTCCACTCGGAGGTGGACTTGGTAAGCCGCCTGTCGGCACAAACGCTTGACCTGCCGCAGCATTTTGAAGAGAACTCGTAGTCAAACCAAAAGCAATTTCTATATTAGCAAGGCTATAATCCACAGGGTTTTGCCCATGATTGCCATTCCACCAAGTCATATCAAATGTAGAACCAGTTGAGGCATATAGAGCCTCCATAGCAGGGTCAGGGAATGAGAATGCAGATTTGTAAGCCCCCCTGCTGATTAATTGCTCTATATCTGGTGTTGGCAATCCAATATCTTGATACAAATATTGAGCAATTGCACCTATACAATTTCCTATATCTACCAATGAGTTAGTAGTGTGTGGATAGGCAGATGATAATAGATTAGCCCAATCAAGCGGAGTTGAATTGTTATTCCTTCTTAGGAACAATAAGTCTAGTATTCCTCTAGTTTGGATGAAACTAGGGGCATCACTTTGTAAGTCCGAGTATGTTATGAAATTGCCCACTCATATCACTCCGTATTTATCATAAAAATATCCAACAAGTTGTTGAATTTCAGTTTGGTCATTTAACAATCTATCATAATACACTAATTCAGCGAACTCAGTATCTTGTGTTGCTAAATAACCGCCGCTTACCGCCGTCTTTGCTGCTTGGTCTGTGCTTAACACTCTACCTAAAAGACCTATTCTATCACCATTAAAATTTGGTTGAAGGCCCGTATATGCAAACAAGGCATTACCGCTTAGAGTGCCATGCCATGTCACCTTAAAATGACCATTGCTATCATCAAAAGTTATAATTAATAATCCTGGTGTATTGACCAATGTGTTTCCCGAAATATTATTCACATTAGTAACTGTAACCCCTTTTACCAAAGTAAAATCGCTTGCAGTAATTACGGCGGCCTCCCATACACCGGCTGGCGAGCCACTTGTGTAACTAGATGAAAATAATGATACCACGCTAAGTGGGTCAAAGTTACTTTTTATCATAAAAGCAAATGTATGACCTGCACCTGTTGTTGTTTGGAATGCTTCGGACTCACCATCATTTGTATCTATATTTGCCCAACCCCCCGTTGCAGATGTTAATTTGACAGATGGTTGCCCATTAAATGAAGCACTTGCGCTTTGATATTGCCAAGTTCCGCCCATCGAATATACGCCAAACTTATTTCCCGAACTGTCGGGTATATGTGTTATAGTTGAGCCATCGGAGACACCATTCAATGCCCCTGCTGCAATATACATTCGCAAATTTGTAGGAAAAGGCGGTTCTACTTCTGGAACATCTTGAGTGTTTGCAGGTTGGCCTAATGTTGCATTTATTCTGCTTTGACTAGATATAAAATATGCAGTGTTCCCGCTACCGCTTTTATCTACAAACTTTTGGCTTTGGGTGAACTGTGCTTTAGTAAAAGCATCTTTTGCTCTAGTGACTTGATTAGCAACTGCTGCCGATGTATTGGGATTTCCATTGTCGATTATTAAATCTGCATTTCCCAAAGTAAGCCAAACTGGTGTTCCATCTGCGTGGTCAAACAAGAAACCTTGACCTTTGGGATGGTTTTCTATTGTTGCAGATGTAGTCGTATCGTTTGCTAAGATTACCGATTGACAACCAACTCTATCATTTATGAAATCAAGATGTAAAATTCTTATACGCTCGATTGGGTTTAGCATAGGGTCTAAACTTTCTATAATGGAAGATGCAACTGTTTGAACATTTCTTGTATTAATTAACAAACCCCCCGATGTTATGTTCATTCCAGTAAGAGGGTGTGTTCCTGATTGATTCACTACTGCATTTAATGATGAATGTTTCACTTGATTTGTTTCTATGTAATTCAAAACGCCTCTTGAATCATTATTAGTATATGCGTTTAGATTCAAAACTGTTTTAACAAAATCTTGTTCTCTTATTTTAGACAACTCAATACCTGTTGCATAAGAGGCTAATTTTTCCAATGCTGTGTATGTATCTTTAACACCTCCATCATCCGGTGCATCATGAATTCTAAAGTAACCCATGTCATTTACATTATGAAAATCATAACATAACATAACCAAAGGCGTATCAATCTCACTAGAAAAAGAGTCTGTCATTTCTTTTCCTTGCGTGGGATTGACCTCGTTCCTATTGTTAAAGAAATGAATATTAGGCACATCTATATCATCATTAAAATCCCATAAACCAATAGTAGAATCTTGATTAGTAAATGGTTGTATAGTCGGTTCTACTACGCCGTTTGAAATTCTTATAGAATCAATTATACCTCTAAATTCTCCACCCTTCCCACCAATATACAAATCCGAAGATACATTATCTAAAACTTGTTGCTCTACTAGATTTAATTTGCTTACTAAATTGCCATTAACAAATATTTTCATCATGTCTCCAAGAAATTGAGCGCAAAGATAGTATATTTTTTGTTCGGATAAATTAAAATCGTGGGGAAAACCAAACCCGTTTGCATAAAATGTGTTTTGAATTAGATTGCGAGACAGATTACTATTATAGTTAGATGAGCATGTAAATGTTTTACCAACACAATGTATTTTGAACACTATATTGGTATTCATTCTAGGTAAAGTGTTTGCATGAGTTTGCCCTATACTTAATGAGAAACATCCATCTTTACTAACTACTACGCCGCCCCTATCTGGAATTACAAATGCCTCTACCGTAAAAGGCCCCATGATTCTGTTAAGTCTATTTGTTTCGGATGCCAAATGAAGTCTACCTATTTTTGTAGCGTGACTTAATTTTGACACGGTGTTTTGAGAATAATCGGGGCGCAGTAAATTCACTCCCGACTCTTTGTATAAACCAGTAGGAACAACAATTCCATCTGTAATTCCATTGAAACGGATTGCGACATTTCGTTGCTTGTGCATACCCATAACTACAACCCCACTAACTGTTCAACTGGTTGTAATGTCAAAGAATAAGTCCAAACAGAATCGCCCGCTTCATAACTTGGGTCAAAATTAGCGACAATTACTGGGATTGCTATACCTTGTCTCAAAAATGGGTTTGGCCTTATAACTTTAGAATTTACAACCTCAAATGGGTCGAACGGTTCTGTATTAGATGCCGAAGAGAAATCCGTTCCTGGTCCTGCCGGTATCAAAAACTGTCTTAATTCTCTATTACCAGTTGTAGATGACATCAATGTTTCATAGGGTATTCTTACGCCAACAATCATTTTCTTCACGGCTTTTGCATCATCGATATTCAAGAACTGTGCTGTATCAAAAGAAGCAATTGAATCCGGCAAATCGATGAGCGAACCAGTTAATACTTGTGGGCTTATCAAAGCACCACCAACACTTGGGTTCATTATAGAATTCAACAAATCTTGTAGTTTATCGCCTCTAGTTAATCTTACAGCATTTGCGCCCCCTACCATATTGGTAACAAAGAATTGTTTTGACCAATTGCTTAATGTGTTGTTGGTATATTTTCTTACTTTCACTTGGCTATTGCCCTCTACTCCTTGGTCTACATTTGCTACTTTTATCATTTCAGTAGTGCTTCCGATAGCGTTTAAATTTCCAGTTTGAGATTCAGCAGATAAGTATGCGTTTTGACCAGTTGTTGCGGTTGCTGTAATAAATGAAGTTGTTGCAGCAGTAACCCCTCCAACTGTTATATTCCCACTTGCTAATGATGATACTAATGCGGCACTAAGAGTTGTAGTATCAGTAGTTGCCGAGATATTACATAGTAGCCTAGAATGCCCAGTTGGTGGTGATGAAAGCGGCAACGTTCCATTGTATAGGTATAATTCTACGGCTTGCCCAAGGTTTGCTTCTACTTGTCCTGTTGTTCTAAAAGTAATGGCAACTCCATCTAATTCTTGTAAAACCTCGGCCCATGATGTTACTTCTAAAGATGAATGCCAAGAGCCGTTACCAGTTGATGATAAAGCAGATGACAAATCGATTGAAAATTCTGCGGAAGATGCACCTGTTGATGTTTCATCGTCTGTCAATATGCCATCAATAGTTATGCCTACTTGCGGCTGATTCAGGTCCAAAGCGGCTCTTGTAGCAAGAAAGGGAACTGGGTGAACTAAAACGTTTCTTTGTATAGAAAATTGGATGCTAGATGCTTCTAATTCTATTACCGAACTATCTCTTTTTATCAATTGAATCATTGGCATATCATATCACCCCTCTACTATAATTCCCGCCTCTTCGCTTATTTCTCATAACTTTTGTTACTTCATCGCTTACTGCCTTAGCAATCTCTTTTGCGTTGCCGCCGCCCTTCACGCTAATTGATATATTGTTAGTAGTGCTTCCACCCATTCCTCCATCAGTTTTTATTGAAACTGGAATTGTTCTGCCATCAGGCAATGGAACAACCGCCTCAGTTCCGTGTAATGTTACTGGATAACCACTCTTTGGCCCTCTAGCAATACCCCCATCGTTGAATCCTAAGAATCCACCAATCTTATCAACACCGCCACTAATAAAATCGCCCGCTTTATCAAGGACATTACCTACGCCATCTAATATAGCGGTTATGACATCTAATATAGGTTGTAAGAATCCCATAATTTTATCTACAACTCCTTCGATATAGGGAGATACTTTGTCAAACAAAGCCATGATTGCTTTTAGTATCAATCCTATGACTCCAAGAACTAATTTTAGTATAGGTCCTACTACCTTGAATATAGCCTTTACCAGTCTTATCAACGGCGGGGCAACTGCGGCAACGACCTTTATCCAAACGGCAATGATAATGCCAAATACATTTACGATTACTCCTAGTATCGTGAGCGCATATTCTATAACAGTAACTGCAAAATCTATTATGCCGCTAGAAAATAAGAAATCTACGAATCCACTAATGACATTGCCGATGAAATCTATAATGCCTCCAAATGTAATTCCAACATCATCAATTGCCTTTTTTATAGTTCCAAAAGCCATCGCTACTAATCCTAATAAAACTCCGAAAGCATCAACGATTCTTTGTAACATACCTGATTCTGCCATTCTTGAAACTATATCTCCTATGCCTTGCAGAACCATAGTAATTATCGTAATATACAACGCAAGTATATCGCCAAGTAATGCAAACACCGTTTCTAGCATAGGAATAAATATGCCTGTAACGCCTGAAAAATCTAAACTGCCTATCGCAGCACTTAACCCTTCAAGAACGCCCATAAAAGCATCTACAAGACCTCTACCGGCATCCATTACATTGTTGAATGCCCCTACTGCTATTTCGCCGCCTCCAAATTCTTTTGTGATTAAGAATATGGCTGCGCCCAATAAAGCGAATACCCCCAATATGAATATCATTATTGTGTTAATCTTTCGGAGAAACGACAAAAATCCACTAACTGGTTTCCCTAACTTTTTGAATGATTCGCCTAATTTTTCAGTTGTTTTGCCTAAACTATTCATTACATCAGTTGTAGTTTCGGTTGCATTTTTTGTATCGATATATAATTTGTAGAACGGACCTAATGTCTTGTTGAGTATTTTATATCTTAAATTCAAAAGATTGAGTGACTTGTTTTGATTTTTATAAATCGAAGCCATCTTTGCTTGAGATGCAACGAATTTATCCAACTCGGTTATGTCAATCACCACTCAGTTTAGCGTTATGCCTATCAAAGAAATCGTATAAAGCAGACTCATCGCTAGTAGTGCGTATGGGTTGCCCCTTATTATTGCCACCCATCTTCATCTGTTTTTCGGCCTCTTTTTGCATTCTTTCTATCATTTCGGCTCTCTTTTCAGTAGATGCTCTAACTATCATATAATCCAACATAACACGCTGAGGGGGCATGTCATCCCAAAAATGAGGTGGGCATTTGAAATGTGACCCTAATGCAAAAGTCATTGCTTGAAAAGATAGCAATGTCATTTGAACTACATTCAAATCTGGTTTTTCATGAGGTTCGGCATCTTCATCTAAGAAGGCTACCAGTTCCTCATAAGTTACCCCAAAGGGTTAGCATCACCTGCAAATTGACCGATTATCTCAGTAAGGTCAGGTAATACTTCTTTAACTTTTGAGCCAACTTCGGGTGTTAGATTTAGTAAATCTTGTTTAGACATACTAGGTTCTGTTTGAGTAATGCAATTAACCAAAACATATCTCCAATAGCCTCCTAAGTCAATATTTGGAGTAACATCGCCATCCTCATCTGTTTTGAAAGTTACAAACTGTGACATTGCTTCTTGCTGTTGAATCCATGAAAGTGGTTTAACATAAACTACCAAATCCCCTGCTGAGGTTTCGATAGTATGTTTTTCAGGAGTATTGCTTAGAACAAAAGGGTTATTCTTCATTGCCATCAGCAACAACCTCTTCCTCTACAACTTCTTCTTCGACAACTTCTTCTTCATCGGTAGTGTTTTCAACTAAACGTGTAATTAATTGTGCTTTGTTACCATATACTGGTAACTCTCTATTCTGTAACTCTACTCTCAATTCAGTTACTGTCAAGGAATCCCATCGACTGGTTACTACTTCTTCTATTGGTGCAGGTTCGCCATTTTCAGCCTTTGCTAGATTAGGCAACAATGTATGAACTTTTATCTCATCTGCCGACAATCCTGGTCCTGCAACAACTGATGTGCCATTAACTCTCCAATCTAAACTTCTTTTTTTGCCATCAACAATTACATATCCTGTCAATCTCATGTTATCACCGTTACATTATCTTTACTTAAAGCCTCATTAATCAATAGCCCAAATACACACTGTTCTCTACAACTTTTAAGTGGCGAACTATCAATTCCACATCTACAACAACAGCACCTTTACTATCTGGTATTTGGTGGTCTGCCTTCTTTATAGTATAATCTTCTATCGTAATTGTAGCATTTTCTCTTGTAGAATTGCTACCTACTTTCTTAAATGTCATTACTATGTCATTGACATTCTCATGGTGTTTTCTTGTCCTCATTTGATTCCAAAGTTGGTCATCCTCTATGATGGCACTAAAACTGAAAGTATATTCTCTTTTAGCCTCAGTATAATCCATTGGCATTTGAACTGCGGCTTGTTGAACTTGGTCTGTATCTACTGTGTTACCTGCATATCCTCTAATGTAGTGTCGGGTTTCATTTGAATTAGTCAATCCAAAATTTACTTGTGTTGCTCTTAGAACAGTTGTTCCAAAAACACTAATGTTCATGTCTTGGAACAGATATGGTTTCTCCCCACCGATAGCAATGCCGCTTACGCTACGATTTATCGCAGTATCTGCAATGTCCTCGAACATTCTCTTTGGAGAGCATACACCGGCAGTATCTGTATAGTGCCTACCTGCCTCGTAATCAACTTGTAGTTTGACCTCTCCTTCGGTATTTGCACTAAAACCGATTGATTGAACTTTACAACCATTGTAGTATCGTAACAACTGTTCAGTCCCTGGTGAAGCATCATCTCTTCTAAACGATTGCTCAATCATAAAAGTGGGCAACGAAGTGTCTCCAAACAAAGTATGCGAAACTCCAAATTTCAATTCTTTTGTGGTGTTGTCAATTGTAGGAGAAAAGATTTGACCATAGGACATTCTTTCAACGCCACATGACGATGGATTTGCGAGAGTTCCCATATTATGTGCAAAGAAAAATGGTTCTTCGACATATAAGAAATCGCCTTCAATGCCTATTACCCTTCTCAACTCATGCTTTGGTATCTGCC